TTTGCTCTCTGCCGGGAACACCCGCTATCTGTAATATTTGCTCATATAAATAATCAACAAGTGTTTGTGTCTGTGTCTGATCAAGTGTTGCTGTAAGATACTGAACACTTGCAGGATTGCCTGGCTCACTTTTAGTTAGCAATCCTAATTTATCTTTAAGCTGCTCCATTTGCTCATTATCAATCTCACAGTTATTCATCCACAAGATTGACTGTACAAACTGTGCCAAGCCGTTTAATCTGTCTGATGTCGCTTCATTCAGCGCATCAAGTAGCGAAACAACTCTTTCAAAGCAGCACATTCTTTCTTCGTCATAGCGATACTCGATAATCGGCACCATGCCAATCATATTTACATCTGTGCTAAGAAGCTTAAATGATCCCGTGCCACTTCCTTCAAGTTCAAAGTAATACTTGTCTGTATATGCGCCTGCTTTTATCGTTCCGTCCGTCAACATCACATACGAAACACCCACAGCCGTTCTTTTGTATATGTCATTAAACTTAATTACAAATGCGTTATTGGGATTCAAACGGAGCATATCAAACACCGATACACCCGTTACGTTCTTTTTAGGCAGAACAATACGATAACCAAGTCCGGTAACTGCCAAATCCTTGCCTAATGCTTGGTCTTGTGTTATCTTGCCTTCCTCAAACATCATTTCGTTGAGTATTGCCAACTTTTTATCATCGGCAGTGCCACTATTTCCGTCTATATCTACACTTGCTCTTTGCACAAACGTAATAGGTGAACCAAACACATAACCAACCTTAAAGGCGGTTATTTCTGCTGCGTGGTTCTCGACAATCTTATTATTGATTTCGGGTCTAACCTCTTTAATACGCTTTGAAATTGGTTGCACCCCACGCTCATACTCTTGCAAGTATTTAATTTCAGTAACATTTAGCAGATGAATTTCAAACGCATCGGCTAATACTTTACTAATATTCTCTTTTGTAATTTCTTTAACATCTGTAAAGATTTCTCTGCGACCTTTTAATTCCATCTGCAAAACTCCTATAAAAGAAATTGAGCCATTAAGTCTGTTGGATTAACAAACTTAACGGCTCAAAGGCTCTCTAATATTATTTTTATTTCTTTTCGGCAATATCTACACCATACATAAATAGTGCCTTTGGCATTTACATCAACTGTAAACAACCATTTCCCGCAACACGGGCATTTCACTTTCTTTCTCATATCAACCAACTCCCTCATTAAAGAAAGAGTCCCCCGATATTAAATCCCGCCTCGGGGGAGGGCGAGTTCAGAAGGGATGAAAATGAAAAAAACCATCTATATTTATATAGTATCACAAAAAAATCAATTTGTCAATATTTATGGTACAAAATATGGTTAAATCGTACTTTTAAATTAAAAAAATCTATTAAATATCTCAACTTTGTTTCTATTAAATGATTGAGCATATTCTGATAGCATTGCCATACCGTCAGGAACGTCATCGTGTTTATTTTTACCAGCTACAGTATAGGAACATAGCATTTCCATCATTTTTCCGTAATCGTCTTTTTTCTTATACATTGATTTATCCTTAAACAAGCAATGCTCTTTAACCCAAGCTGAATTTAATATAATCTTTGTTTCTTTATTACTTGTAGTAAATTTGGTGGTTATCCTTGTGATGCCACCCTTATTTTTTACTGCCTCTTGAATATCCTTTGCAATTCTGCCACCTGCATTGTTATGTTCAAATCTGCTCATTTGCACTTTGTTCTGTAACAAACAATTAACAATTCTCGGTTCTACAACATCAGGCAAACTGTTATCACACACACAATCGGCAATATAATAATCATTTCCGTATATATATGCTACCGGCATAAAAGCATAGTCTTTACCTTTGTCCTTTGTATCGCAAATGCTTATTACACCGTCAGGCTCACCGTCAGGCAGCTCAAAGTAACGGCGCAACTCATCCTCTGCATATAACAATCCTTCCCTTTCAATAGGTTGGTTCATATACAAAGCTCGCCAACTCGCATCATCCATAGTATCTCGCATATCGTGATAAAACTTTGTTGAAAATCCAACACCGTTTATATAATCAAAATTGCTCTCATCGTTATCATCCAATGCAGGCATTACTATAAACTTTGCTCTACCGCCATCGCTGTATTTTTGCTCAATTCTACCAATTACATCGTGAACGCTCCACCTCGTTGCTATATGTAACTCAACACAGTTGCCAATCTTTCTTTGGCGCAAGTCAGTGGTATACTGCTCCCACAGTTTATCTAATCGCTCTTTGCTCAACGCCTGTTCAATGCCGCTCACAAGGTCATCGCAATATAGCAAACCCTCTGCTCTAACCTTACCCGCATTACCACTACCAACAGAGGTGAATTGCAATGTTGCAAATCTCTTTGGTGTTCCAATATCTATAGCAAGGTCTGCTGCGTTGGTTCTCTCAACATCAATATTAGGGAACACATCGTGCCATAAATACTCGCCGTCTTTCCCCATAATTCTCAAACACTCATCATATACACCACGCAAAAACGAATTACTATGGCTACCTGTCAGCATAGGTTTGTCAGGCTCTTTACCTGCAAGCCAAGTTAAAAAGAATATTGCAAGTGTGGTCTTTCCAACACCGGGAGGCATAGATATTGCTAACACATCCAATTTACCTTCCGCCAATTCTTGCAAAGCATCTGCAACAGGCTTTAACTGTTTTCTGCGTGGCAAATAAAACCTTTTGCTCGGCTCTCTTACAAACTCCAAATACTGACAATAACTATCGAAATCTACAGGAGCAGCCATTAACAATGTCTTTTTATAAAGCTGCCTATACTTTTCCGCGTGTTCAGGTCGGTCTTTTTTGAATTTTTTTGATTTTTCGGCACATATTTTTCTAACCTTAAAGCACAATTCCATATCGTTGGTGCTATATGCAAGGTCAAACAATGCCTGCACATTCTTAAAAATATCGTGTGACTTATTTTTAAGTAAATCCTTTTTTAACTTGACAATCGCTCTTTTATCCATATTTACCTCCTAAAAAAATAAAAGCCAACAATAACCGAAATCAATCAGTTACTATTGGCTCAAAGGCTCTATACTATATTAAATTTTATCCTACTATACCGTTGCCAAACAAATCAAACAGCAACATAAATATAAAAACTGCTGCCAATCCTAACAAGACATAGGTTAATAACTTAATTGTCTTGTCTTTTGATTTTATTATGTCTTTATATAATTCCGTAATTTCTAAATTCTTTTGCTCTATATCGGTAAGCACAACTTGAGGCACTGTAGGTGCTGTGTTTACCTGTGCGTTATCATCAAATATGTCTGCCGCCGTTCCACCCATTGCTTTGGTCATAGCCATTACGGTTATTATGGTTGGATTTGGTGTCTTACCTGAAAATATCCTTGTAACTGTGCTTTCGGGAATATCACACTTTTCTGCAATTTGCTTTGTTGTCATACCCGATTTATCTTTTAATGTTCTTAATCTTTCAAGAAAAGCCTTGTCCTGCAAAATCATTTTTGCAACCCCTTTTTCCTTTGTAATATCAACGATTTTTGCAAAAATGATATTTGCAAAAGCGCATTTATGATAGTCTAAAATACTGCTTTAATAGTCATAGTGCAAACTTGATTATTGATTTCTAATTTTGCACTTGATATATTTGCATCGTAAACTTTTTACGCATTATACCACGAAAGGACAGTATAAGTCAATGACAATTAAAGAATTAAAACTAATAATTGATGACCTTGCGGATGATACCGTAATTTTAATCGAGGAAACCGACATCAACGAGGTAGAAACCATAAACATTCAAATTCATTCTGATGGTAGGTCACATTTAATATTAAGTGCATTGGAATAACTTTAAGGGTGGCTTTGTGCTGCCCTTATTTATTTATTAACCTATAGTCATAATCCGTTTCCCAATCTTTGCCACAATTCATACAACGGCAACAGGTGTTGTTAGCATCAAAGCCCCCTGCATAGCCTGCGCCTCTAACGCCAAATATAGCACCCCAAAATCCAACTTTATAATTGTAACCTTTGCGGTAAAGTTTTACGTTTGTGCTACCACACTTTGGGCAATGGTCGATAATGTGCTTTGAGTGTAATGCTTCGTTCCAAGCACGATTTAACTCGTTATTAAAAATATCAGTAGCATCTTTTACATCACTTTCAAAACCGCCTTTTTTCAACTGACCCGATTTTATAAGCCACACAAAATATGCAATTAAAGCCACGCAAAATATCAAAGTTATAATTATTGCCACCATTATAATCATTCCTCTTTATTTTTTACAAATTATAACACTTGTTTGCTTTATTTGCAAGGGGTTAGCAAACATTAAGCAAATATTGCTTTCGAGGTGTTTTTCCTTGTTTTTTTATTGCTCGCGCGATATATTCACAAGACTTTTCTTTTATAAATTGTTTGTTTATTAAATCAAAACCGAGTTCCCAATATGCTTTTATCAATCTTTTTTCAAACTCAAACGATTCTTCTTTTGTCATACCATAAGCAACTATTTTGGGTGAACATTTTACATTATTTATGCGCTCAATAAATTCAGGTGGTCTTGTGTTTTCGTTTGTAGAATTAAAACGATACCCTTTGCCACTACCGACATAAAAAACTTCGTGGGTATCATCTTCCTCCCAAAAATATACGCAATGTTCTCCATCACCATATTTTATTGCATCTTCGTGCATACATTGTTGCACATACCAACTATCCCACCGAATGATATATTTACCCATTATTTATGCACCTTTACAATACTTATACCAACTGCTACGGCTGATACCCATTGTTTCAATAGCCTGTTTAATGCTCATTAAACCATCATCAACCTCTTTTTTTATTTTTGAAAAATTTTCAGGTTTAATGCTCTTGCGACCCTCTTTATAGTTCGGGTCGTTTGCTCTCTTTTCGGCTTTTCCTTCGCTTGTTCTTTCAGCAATCATATCAGCTTCGTATTCTGCAAAAGCAAACATTATATTCAATAATAATTTACCTGTTGAAGTGTTATCGGCAATACCCATATTTAAAATGTTTACCCTTACACCCTTATTAACCAATTCTTGAATTAAATCTGCTCCGTGTTTACTGCTCCTTGCAAATCTATCCAATTTACAAACTATCAGTTCATCACCCGGTTGTAATTTTTTAAGCAGCTCGGTGAATTTGGGTCTATCAACCTTTCTTCCTGTAAAGCATTCATCAACAATTACTTCTGCACCACGTTGTTTCAACAATTCTATTTGTGCATCTAAACTGTTACCATTTTTTTGTTGCCCCACGCTACTTACCCTTGCATATCCGTATCTCATTATTCATCACCATTCTTTGTTAATACCATTGTACTACCAAAATTCCCTTTCGGTTTTAACACAATATCATACTCTAATGCCTCTGCAATATCAAGTAATGTATCAACAGTGCAATTGTTTCTCATTATTATATTTCCTATTGCAGAACCATTTTTTTTGCCTATTTTTTCTGCCAACCTTTTGTGCGATGATGTTTTAACCTCAATCATTTTGTTTAATGCTTTCCCTAAAACCATTGCAAATCATTTCCTTTCTTACTGTGTTTTCTACATTGTATCACTTATTGTCGATTGTGTCAATACCTTTTTTGTTAAAAAATTTGGTAGAGGCACTTACATACCCCTTCTGCCGCTCCCGGTAGACCCCCCGCCCCCGTCACCGCTTTATAATGTATTATATCTACATCAATAAATTATTATATATATTATATGTGTTTGAAAACTCAAGAATTAAAACACATCAAAAAATAAACTACAAAAAATGTTTAATAAAGTATTGACAAACTACAAACCGTGATTTATAATACAATAAACTACAAAAAATGATTGTAGTTAATACATTAAAAAGAGGTAATGCAAAAATGACATCACAAGAACTATTAACAATGTTAACCCGTCTGCCTCACGATGCAATAATACAGGTAGACAACAACGGCGAAATAATAGAGCCGGTTAATATATCGGTTGAAATGTCGCCGGACTTATACGAGCAGCGCGACCACATTATTTTAAAATGTAATTAAAAAATTGGAGGTTTTAAAAATGGAAAACAAAAAATATTTTTACGGTTACGAAGTGAGCGACTACGGCGCGCAGCATAACAGGGTGGATTATAGAACCCTATCGAAATGTTTTGATGCAGTGTTATGTAATGATATAACAAAGTTATTCTATAGCACTATAAACGGCGATTATATAGAGCCGGAATTGGTGAATGGCTCCGATTATAATGAAGAAGATGATTA